ACAATGTAGACTTTGATTCTTATTATCAATTAGCTATTCGTACTTCAGGCGAAATATGGTTAGATTATAACCCGAGTAGTTTGTTTTGGGTAGATAGAGAAATAATAAATCAAGATGACGTTGATTTTATTACGTTAACTTATTTAGATAATGAAGCACTATCTGAAACAATAGTAAAAGAAATTGAATCAGCAAAAGAGAAAGCAAAGACTTCATCTTATTGGGAAAATTGGTGGCAAGTATATGGACTTGGTCAAACAGGTTCGTTAGAAGGAGTTTGTATTCCTGATTGGCAAGAAATACAATTACCTACTGAAGCAAGGTTATTATGTTATGGAATGGATTGGGGTTATAGTAATGACCCAACAAGTTTAATAGCTATGTATAAATATAACGATGCTTATATATTTGATGAGTTGATATATCAGAAAGGATTGTTAAATTCAGATATTAGCGACTTACTTAAAACAAATGAAGTTAACGATATTATATATGCTGATAGTGCAGAGCCAAAATCAATAGCAGAGTTAAACAGTTATGGTCATAATGTATTACCTGTTACCAAAGGCAGAGATAGTATCGTATATGGTCTTAATTTAATTAATCAGAACAAAGTTTATATAACCTCAAGAAGTAAGAACTTAATTAATGAATTGAGAAACTATACTTGGATGGTAGACAAACAAGGTAATAAACTTAACAAACCTATTGATGCTTATAACCACGCAATAGATGCAATGCGTTATGCAATGACTTCACAATTAGAGAATCCTCACAAAGGAAACTATTATATCTATTAATGACATACGCAGAAATAATATCTACTATTGAATGTTACATTTATTTAAAGACTAATCAAAATGTATTGATAGCTTTACCTACAAATGTAGGTCAAATAAAAAAGATGCAACAAATGTATAATATAGCAAAGCAAGAAGTGCTATATATGTGGCAGGTTTAAAAAGTTAAATATTTGTTAATTTTTTTAATTTTGTTTGTATGTTAAAATATTTTATTAATTTTACCTCATCAAACAATAACAATTAAAAATTATGAGAACAATCGCAGGAGTAATATCAGCATCAGTTGCAATGTTAACGCAAGATTATTTAGTACAGGCAGTATTTTGTTTATTAACCTTTTATTTAATTTACCGTGAACTTAAAAGCGATAACAAAGTGTCTGAGTAACGGAATAACTATTTACCCAATAGTAATAGATGAAACTTACCACGTAGGAAAACGAAAATACAATTACGTTAAAATAGAAATAAACGTAAATGGTGCAAAGAAATTAGGAAACGATAAATACAAACAAGATGAAACACTTACACAAAAGGTGTTTGAGTTGTATGAAGTATTAAATTTAAAGTTAGTTTAAAATAGTCAGGTAGTTGCAATGGTGGCACTTGTGAAAATGATAATAAATCAACACAGCAATAGGTTCAATTCCTGTCCTGACTACAATTAGTTTAAAGTTAGTTTGATAGTTAATATGGCGTGAGTTCAGTAGTCCACCCAATTACACGCTTCGTGGTGGTAATTAACTAAATTAAAGCAATCAGAAATGGTTGCTTTTTTTGTTTTATACAAATCTTTGTTTAATTAATTTTTAAAATAAAATATGAAAGTAAATATAAACGTACCTGATTCGTTAAACGAAATTACTTTATATCAATATCAAAGATTCGAAAAACTAATACAAGAAAACGAAGCAAGTCATTTTGTAAATCAAAAGACTATCGAAATATTTTGTAACATAGAATTAAAAGATGTTGCACGTATCCGCATAGCTGATATAGACGATTTACTTTTACATTTGAATAACTTACTACAACAAAAACCAAAGTTAACTAAAACTTTTAAATTAGGAGTATATGAGTTTGGGTTTATACCTAAATTAGAAGATATGACTTCAGGTGAGTTTATAGATTTAGAAAACTATTTAAGCAATACTGAAACATTGCATCAAGCTATGGCTGTTTTATTCAGACCAATTAAATCAAAAGTAAAAGACTTATACACCATTGAAGAATACGAATCAAGTTATAAGTATTCAGAGGTTTTAAAATATATGCCTTTAGATATTGCTTTAGGTTCTATGCTTTTTTTTTGGACTTTGCAGAACGATTGCGTGAACGCTTTGACGGACTTTATACAGAACGAAGTGGAACAATCGGAACAAGTGAAGCAGGTTTTGGAAAAAAGTGGGGTTGGTATCAATCAATTTACGCAGCAGCTCAAGGGAATATTCTCAGATTCGATGCCGTCACTAAATTACCAATAACAACTTTAATGATGTGGTTAATGTTTGAGAAAGAAAAAAACGAAATAGAAATAAAAAAATTAAAAGGTAATGATATATAGAATTATAAAAGAAATTAAAGACGTATTACTTGATGAGCCATTTGTAAATACAGTTACAGAAGGCGACATATTTCAAATTGATTTAAACAAGCAAACAATGTTTCCTTTAAGTCATATTATTTTAAATAGTGCAACGCATCAGGGTAATGTAATATCGTTTAATATTACTATTCTATTAATGGATGTTATAAACCAAAAAGACGATAGCAATAAAGTTGACATTTGGAATACTCAATTACTTTTAGGTACAAGGGTTTTAAATAAATTAAATCGTGGTGATATAGCTACTGACTTTTGGGAGTTAACAGGCAATCCAACTTATGAGCCATTTACAGAACGTTTCGAGAACGATTTAGCAGGATGGGCAATTACCTTTGATGTATTAGTAAGAAACGATATAACGATATGTTAAATGCAAAATAAAGAGCAAACATATAACTACTTAAATACTTTTGCTAAATACGTTATTCAACAATCAAGAAGTAATTTATCAAAGCAAGGTAAAACAAACACAAAGGCGCTTTATAATAGTTTAGATAGTGAAATTGAAGTAGGTGCAAATAGTTTTCGTTTAGCTTTTTTAAGCACTGATTATGCTGAGTTTGTAGATAAAGGAGTACGTGGTAAAACAAGTTCTACAAAAGCACCAAACAGTCCTTTTAAATTTGGTTCAGGTAAAGGTAGAAAGGGCGGTTTAACAGAAGGAATAAATAAGTGGGTTAGACAAAAAGGTATTCAATTTAAGAGCAGACAAACAGGAATGAAATTAAGCTATCAAAATACTTCTTTTTTAATAGCAAGAGCAATATATAATAAAGGAATAAAGCCAAGTTTGTTTTTTACAAAACCATTTGAGAAAGCCTTTGAACGTTTGCCTGATGAATTGGTTGAAGCGTATGGTTTAGACGTAGAACAATTTTTACAATATACAATTAATAAGAAATGAAAAAAATATTTATAAGAAGTCCTTACTTTATTGAAGTAAACGAAGTAGACCAAACAAGCGCAAAGATTGAAATATTCCTTTGGAATAAAGGAACTACAGAACCTACTATTCCAAACTATACTTTAACTAAAAACATTGCAAGTCCATTGCAACCATTAATAGCTTGGAACGTAGCAAACTACGCAAAAGAATTTATTAAACCTATTTCACCAACTGTAATTTCAGTTCCTACTTTAGAAGCTGTTAAAACTTGGTGCTATATGAAAGTAAGAAGATATTCAAATGATGTTGAGTTAGATGATGAAACTTTTGTTTGCTTAAATGGTTATACACAATACTCAGGCGGTTACAATCAAAGCGATGTAGCTACAGTAGTTCCGTTAGTAAACACAAATATAAAACTAACTACATTTTCAGGATTTAGTTATATTGATGTTTGGATTGAAGAGAATACTGATTTTGTTTGGACAGGTAACGATGAATATTTTTTCACACCTGAAAGTGAAGGTTTATGGAAATTACCTTACGATTACGACCCTTATACTTTAACTTACGAAGGTGGTGAAATTATTTTTGGAATTAATACCGAACAATTATGCGAGCCTAAATATACTCCGATAACTTGTACTTTTATTAATCGTTTTGGTGGTTGGCAGTTCTTAACCTTTTTTAAAGCTAATAGCAGTTCAATAGATGTAACTTCTAAAGACTTTAGTATGTTACCTGCTTCGATAGATTATAATGTCTTACAAGGTCAAAAAAGAGTATTTAACGGACAAGGTAAACAAAAAATAAAATGCAATACAGGATGGGTAGATGAAAACTACTTTGAGTTAATTCAAGATTTACTTTTAAGTGAAACAGTTTTACTAAATAATAAACCTGTAATAGTTAAAAGCCAAAGTTCAGATTACAAAACAAATTTAAAAGAAAAGAATATTAATTACGAAATAGAGTTCGAATATAATTACGGACTTATAAACGATGTAATATAATGAAAGTAGCTTTATATATATACGTTGATGATGAAGTAGAAACATTATCACCTTTAACTGTAGATAGTACCTTATACACTGTTGATAATAGTGTTATAACTGTAGATGCAGTTAACGTAAGTGATTTTGTTTTTGGTAACGTTGCAAGACGTATAGAATTATTTGACGATGAAAAGATTTCTTTAACTTCTTCAATACAAAACGTTAACGATATATCAAAAGTATTTACTGATTATTCTCAATCGTTTACAATTCCTGCAAGTGATAACAATAATAAAATCTTTAGACATTGGTACGAAAATAGTTTAGATAACGGATTTGACCAACGTACAAGATACTCAGGTTATATAGAACTTGATACACAAACTTTTAGAACAGGAAAATGGCAATTAGAATCTGCAAGTATAAAAGATAATCGTGTTGAAGATTATAAAATAACTTTCTATGGCGAATTAAAATCTTTAACCGATAAATTTGGTGAAGATAAATTAAAAGACGTAGAAACTTTAAATGATTATACTATCCCTTACAGCGGAACTAATGTAAGAAGTTTAGTTAATACTGCTACTCCACAAGATGTTATGTTTCCATTAATTACTTCTGACAGAGTTTGGCAGTATGGCGGTGGTGGTGCGAGTGATATTTCTACAAGTGGTGGAGCAATTAACTTTAATGAATTATTTCCTGCTTTAAGAGTTTCAAAAATATTTGATGCTATTGCTGATAAATACAATTTGAATTTTAGTGGGAGTTTTTTACAGCAACAAAAATTCAGTAAGGCTTATTTATGGTTAAAGGATAATGATTCTAAAAACTTTGTATCTACAACTCAAAGAAAACAAATTACTTTAAATAATAACGTAACGTATTTGCCTGAAGTTTTTAAAATTGAAAACAATACTTATAAATTATTAGCCACTACAAGAACAAGGGTTGGTTCAGGTTTAAGTTCTTTCTTTGCTGATATTCCTGATTTTAAAATAAGAATAACGTTTCCAAGTGTTGTAAACCATAGAGTATTTATTTATAAAGATGGAGATTTATATACTTCATACGAATACAATACAAACCAAACAACAATTAACGTTCCGTGGCAGTACAGAGGTGGTGATTATACTTTCTTTATTGAATCGTTTACTCCTATTTCGTACATTTATGATTATGTTTTTTCATACAGAAAGACAAATGCGTCAGGTGGTTTTATAGCTTTTGTTACTTCAATTTTAGGAACAGGTAGCGGAAGTGTAAATGCTAACCTTAATTTATTGAATTATATGCCTGATATGAAAGTATCAGACTTCTTTAGTGGTATATTAAAAATGTTTAACCTTACTGCATATAGTACTGATGGTATTAACTTCACATTAGAACAATTAGAAAATTGGTATTTTTTAGGTGGTATAAAAGATTTTAGTGAATATTGCACAACTGATTTAAGTTTTGAAAGAATTAAACCATATAAGAAAATCAATTTTGAATATGAAAAAAGCGAAAACCTTTTAAGCAGACAATTCTTTTCTACAAACTCAAGAGAGTATGGAAATTTGAGTTCTACTTTTAATACAGATGGTTCTGATTATTCAATTAAATTACCATTTGAAAATTTATTATTTAATAAGTTTACAGGTACTAACTTACAAGTTGGATATGCTTTAAAATCAGACTTAACACCATACGCACCAAAACCGATTATTTTATATTTTACTGAAAGAAAATCAGGAACATTATTTGTAAATAACGGAAGTGGAGCAACAAACGTTTCAAACTTTAATATATTTGGTCAGGATTGTATTGATACTTCAGACTTAACAAACAATAGTTTGAATTGGGGTCTTGAAATAAGTTCTTATTTTTTAAACCCTGTTGACAATTCATTATTTAATAATTATTATTTAGCTTACTTAAATAACTTGTATTCTTTAAAATCAAGAATGGTAAAAGTTAAAATGCGTTTGCCTTATTTAGAGTTATTAAATTTAAGATTAAACGATAGAATTGTAATACGTGATAAAAGATATATTATAAATCAATATACAACTGACTTACTAACTTTTGAAAGTGATTTTGAATTGATACAAGATTTTAGAAGTGTTAATTACGATAATAGTACTTTAAGAACTGTTAGCAACCAACCTATAACATTTGATGTATATACAACTTCAAAAGAAACTTTAGTTTGGACTGTTGATTATGACCCTGACAATATGTTAACAGGTGTTACTTCTACAGAAACAGCAGTTACAATTCAAGTAAAACCAAACGTAAGTGGATTAGAAAAAATAGCTTCAATAGTAAGTGATAACGGAGATATAATTACAATCATACAAGATGCTTAAACTAATAATAGAAATGCTACCATTGTTAAACGAACAAGATAGCGAAGCGATAGCAATAGCAAAAGGAAAGTACAAACTACCTTCAAACATTAAAGAATTAAAACAAGCAATAAAATGGCAATTAAGAAAACGATAGAAATTGATGTAAGTACAGTTCAGGCTGTAGGTGGTTTAGATAATTTATCAAAAGCATTAGAGAAAGTAGACGCTTCAGCAAAAGGTGTCGATGCTACCTTTGAAGAAGTTTATGGTGATTTAAAACCATTAACCGCAAGGATGGGTGAAGCCGAAGATAGACTTTACGAATTAGCATTAGCAGGTCAAAGTGCAAGTCAAGAATATAAAGACTTATTAGCTTCTGTAGGTCAATATAGAGAAGTTCAAATGCGAACTGATATGGCTGTTGATGCTGCAGCAACTACATTAGATTCAAAACTTGGTGGTGCTTTACAAGGTGCTACTTCTGCTTTTGCAGGTATTCAAGGGGCGATGGCTTTAACAGGTGGACAAAGTGAAGAACTTGAAGCTGCTATATTAAAAGTTCAGGGTGCTATGGCACTTGCTGAGGGTGTTCGTGGTTTACGTGAGGGTTCAGTTGCTTTTAAAGCATTAGGTACTTCAGCAAAGGCTGCATTAAGTGGAATTAAAACAGGGATAGCTGCTACAGGTATTGGAGTTTTAGTAATTGCATTGGGTGCTATTGTAGCTTATTGGGATGATATTAAAGAAGCGGTTAACGGAGTAAGTAGCGAACAAGAAAACTTAAACAAAAAAGTTGCTGCAAACGTAACTGCTGAACAACAAAAATTCGATACATTATCATTACAAGAAAACGCTTTAAAACTTCAAGGAAAATCTGAGAAAGATATTCTAAAAATGAAGATGGCTCAAACAGACCAAATGATTAAAGCGTCTGAAATACAAATTGAACAATCTATAGCCACTTCAAAAGCGCAAACTGATGCAGCTAAAAGAAATCAGGAAATATTAGCAGGGGTGCTTAAATATATGTCAGTTCCTTTAACGTTGCTTTTAAAAACTGTTGATGCTGTAGGTGCTGCTTTAGGTAAAGATTTTGGATTGGAAGATAAATTTTTTACTTCTGTTTCTAAATTTGTTTTTGACCCAAAGAAAACTCAAGAAGAAGGTGATGCTGTTGTAGCAGAACAAAAAAGAGCATTAGAAAAATTAAAAAGTGATAAAGCAGGTTTACAACTTTCAATAAATAATATTGACAAACAAGCGTCTAAAGATGCAGCAGACAAACGCAAAGAAGCTAATGATAAAGCTATACAAGCTGAAAAAGACAAAGCCGATGCTTTAGAACGTATTAGACAAGGCGAAATAGATACTGAAGCTGAACGTAGAGCAGAGGAATTAAGACAAGTTCAAGAACAATATAAATTATTGATTGCAGAAGCTGAAAAATATTATGGTGAAAATTCTGAAAAGGTTTTATCATTAAAAGAAGCACAACTTACAAAAGAAAAGGAATTAAAAGATAAATTCAAAGAAGAAGACAGAGTTAAAGAAGAAGAATATTGGATGGCTGAATCAGAAAAGGCTATTGCAAGATATGAAGAAGCAAAGAAAAAAAGAGATGCAGACGCTGCTGAAGAAATAGAATTCCAAAAAGCAAAAGATGAAGCTATTGCAAGTTCAAAACAAAACTTAAATAACATTATATCAGGTATTGAAGAAACAGGTTTAGCTAAAACAAAAGCAGGTCAGGCTGTATCTAAAGCTATTGCTTTAACACAAATTGGAATTGATAGTGCGGTTGCTATTTCTAAAGCATCTACTTTAGCAAATGCCGAAGGTACTGCTGCTCAGTTAGCGTTTCCAACTGTTCCGGGAATAGGTACTGCAGCAAGGATAATATCATACGCATCAACTGCTTTATCTGTTGTTTCTAACATTGCAAGAGCTAAAAAATTATTGTCAAGCGGTGGTTCATCTACAGGTGGGAGTTCAGGCGGTGGTGGTGGTGCTTCTGCTCCTACAGGTGGCGGTGGTCCTGCTCCAAGTTTTAACGTTGTAGGTAATAGCGGTGTAAACCAAATTGCTCAAACGTTAGGCGCTCAGCAACCTGTTCAGGCTTACGTTGTAGCTTCAAACGTGACAACTCAACAAAGTTTAGACAGAAACATAGTTGCAAATGCTTCATTAGGATAATACCCAATAAGGTATAATATAAGCTAAATTATTTATATTATACCTTTTATGATATAAATAACAATTTAATAAATAATTAATTTTAAAAATAAAACAAAATGAATTTAATTGAACTAATTATAGACGATAAAGAAGAGATGCAAGGTGTTGAAGCTATCAGTATAGTTGAATCACCTGCTATCGAATCTGACTTTGTAGCATTAAAATCAGAAGAAGTTAAACTTGCTGAAGTAAGCAAAGATAAACGTATTTTGATGGGTGCTGTATTAATACCTGAGAAGCCAATTTACAGACGTAATGGCGAAGATGAATATTATATTTATTTTTCAAAAGATACAGTTGTAAAAGCATCTCAATTATTTTTAAAGAAAGGTAATCAAGGTAATTCTACATTAGAGCATCAAAAAGCTATTGAAGGGTTAACAGTTGTTGAAAGTTGGATAGTTGAAGATTTAACAAAAGACAAAAGTGCTTTATATAATTTAAGTGTTCCTGTTGGTACTTGGATGGCAAGTATAAAAGTTGATAATGATGAAATTTGGAACGATTACGTTAAAACAGGTAAGGTAAAAGGTTTTAGTCTTGAGGGTCATTTTGCTGACCAATTAGAAAAGAAAAAAGAATTGTCAAAGGTACTTACTGAAGAAGAGGTATTAGTTGAAAAAATAAAAGAAATTCTTAAAAACGTATAATGAAAAATACTTCATTTAGAGTTCACGTACAAGAATCAACACAAGAAGAAGTTGATGATGTAAATATCGAACAAGGTGCTATGCTTGTAACTGATGAAGCCTTATTTATGGGATTCAATGGTGAACAAGTTAGAGTATATCCACCTCAATCAGGTAATATGGGGTTAGGTTGGGCAAGGTATGATGATACACAATATACAAGTGCTTCACCTTATTCTTTTACTACAACTGCTTTTACAATACCAAATAATAAAGGTAATGTAATTGATACAAATATAAATTCTGCAATAGATTATTATTCAGATAACAAATTAAGAGCAGAGTTTGCAAACGATGTATATATAATTACAATAGCATTTAAAGCTAAAATAAGCAACGCAAACGGACACGTTGATATTTACCTTCAAGATGGTGCTTATGATAGAATACGTGATGTTATAACATTTCCAAAAGGAAACAACGTAGAACATATATACGCAAAAACATTTCAATATTATGCAGATGCTGATACAGTTGCAAATGGTTTAAACGTAAAAATGCAAGCAAGTCACTCGGGAAGCATACACGATGTAATATATTTTATTCAAAGAACACAAACACATAAATATTAAAAAAATGAAAGCTACAAAAAGTAAAACAAGTCCACAAGGTGGAAACAGAGGTTGTCTATGTAAAGACGGAACTTATAAAAAAGAATGTTGTAATGGTGATTTACAAGCACAAGGAGTAGGTGCTA